GACCAACCTCTGATGCAAATGCGGCAGTCGGAGAAAGAAAGATCCCTAAAGCCACACCATCAGGTGTCATTGTAGCAACTAGATCACCTCGCTTACATAAAGACACATCAACTGATGTCCATATTTCATCAGCTCGATTAATCAAAGACTTTTCATCAAGTAATCTTTTAGCCTGAAATGCGCTATCCCATTCAAGATCAATCGGATATTCCAAAGTCAGAATCTCGATTGCCTTCATTGCAAAACTCGCGCAATCGTGCTGACCCCATTCAAAAGGCGTGTCAGATTTGGATTGAACAAAATCACTGAGCCGTGTTTCCCAGTTAGCAACTCGTCCGTTAGGTCTTAACTCAGACTCTTGAAACTCTATCCTCCGCCCCATTTGATTTCCTTATCCTGTAAATCATTGACGAAATCTAACCCAAGATCGGCAGAGAACTCACGCTTCTGATCTTCTGATGTGTAGCGTCTAATCTTTGGACGCTCCAACGAAATCAGTCTATTTTCTGCTGTTAGCGTAATCGTCGATGTTTCAACTTCATCTGCGATCTGCATGGTGTCCATAAAGCCTGAGAATATCTCCACCAACTCAGATTGATTGCCAGATGAGATATCTAATGGCAATAAATTCTCTGTGGTGATGATTGCCCCCGCTTCTGTCAAAAGACGCTCAGGCACAGACATCATGCCAAAGTAAATCTTCGCCACACGGCCTTGATATGGCTCAGATAAGGCCAAGGATAAGAGGTCAGACGGGATGCCCGTCAGGACGAACTGTGCGCCTCTAGCAGCGACTTCTATTGTTTCCTCAATAGGAGATATTGACATGATGGTTGCAGTGCCAATGTAATTAACACCGCCAACAGATAGAGTACCAAGCCCTGTCCATGCTCTGACATTGCCTGAGTCAAACGCCAGATCAATCGCTAAAAATGGCTGTACGACATCGCGCTGAACCGCATCAGAAAACCCACTTGATACAGAACGACTCATATCGCCTCCACTGCACCAAATGTGATCCCGTAAAAACTTGATTCATTGATATTGAATGATGATTCATTAGATGCCAATCTGAACAAACCTTTGCAATTCGTTACTGTAACTGATTGGTTATCAGATGGTGATTCGCGGAGATCAGGCCAAATGCTAATGCTTGCTTCGCCACTCGCGTTGGTATCAATATCCTCTAATACTTTGTAAAGGCGCGTACTTGATGCTGAACCCAACTGAATATAATCCCCTGCCTTGAGGTAACCAGTTGCGCTGAATGGACACCCATCAATCGCCAGGATGTTTCCTGTCTGGCTTGCACCGTTGACTACTGGAGTGCCAGGTGCAGATGATGCTGAACCGCGAGGAGTCACGCCTAATGGATCGCTGAGTAAGAACGTGCCGTACTGACCATTCAGACTCATCAGGAAAGCGTTCCATTCTTCTGCATCCTCACGCTTCATTGGAGGAAGTAAGATATCTGCTTCCCAACGCGCTCCTGAATGCTTCAAAATCTGTTGCTTGTATGTGAATGGAGATGTTGTGACCGCAATCGTATTTCTAGCAATCAATCGAATGGACTGAATCCCTGATACAGTTGGAGTCGTTAAAGGATAACTAATCGCCACGTTTAACCTCCAAACGCATTTGCAAATGAACCGCCACGCCTTCTGGCATCGATCACTGCCTGTTTTGTTGCCGCTGTGATTTGTGGCAGCAGATTGGCGATTTCGGTTCTGACAGTTTGAGAAACGCCTGTCGAAATATTCAGAGTCACATTCACAGCACCACCCATACCCTGACCAGCTGAATGATCGATCACTGTTTCATTTGGATGCAGAATCGCCGGGAATCCACCCTTGCCATCAACGCCACCAGCTCGAGCTCCCCTGCCAGTATAGCCACCACCAGCGAACGATCCCTCTGTCGCTGGAGTCGCCTGTGGCAGTGTCGCAGTCGGGAAAAAGTAATTCATCAAAGGCTGCGTGATCATCTTCTGAATCTGCATCCTGGCCAGATCAGCGATGATCGATTTCGCCATATTCTTGAACGCATCTTTGACGCTATCTGCACCAGTGACCAATCCGACCAGGCCATCTTCGACACCCTGTATCGCGTTTTTGACCGGGCCATCGAATTCCTTACCAAATCGGCTGCCTGTCAGCGTGATGTCCTCGATGCGGTCTTTCACTTTGTCATATTCGACGACCAGCTTGGCCGCTGAATGAGCTGCACCTTCCTGGCCATGAGTAATGATCAGCATCGTCTCGTTCAACTTGCCAGCTTCTTTGCCTAGCTCCTGCATCGAGTCTGCTTGTTTTTCGGTTAGCCCGAGCAGATCCCCAATACCCCGAACCACTTTCGCGATGAATGTGAAAAATCTGGCGAATTGATCAATCACAAATTTGATCGGTTTCAATAGGATGGAGCTCAGAGCCTTTCCAAGATCACCGAACGCAGTTTTGAGTTTCACCAGGCTGTCGTTGTAGGCTGCGAAATCTTTCGCCTGTGTGGTCGTCAATGTGCCACCGAGAGCCTCTGCCTCTTTCCTGAGAGCCAGGATTTCTTTTGATCCACCCTGCATGGTCTGGATCATCGCCACACCTTCAGAATCGAACAGCTTCATCGCCAGGCGAACTTTATCTGCCTGGTTAGTGACTCCGAGCATCGCGTCTGCGATGGCCTCCAGCTGTCGATCTGGGCTCAACTTAACCAGCTTGCTGGCATCGAGACCGAGCTCTCTCAGCGCGTTCTTAGCCTCGCCCGTCCCCTGGGCAGCTTCCGCGATCCTTCGCGTTGATCGCTGCATTGCCATCGTGAACGTCTCAATCGAGAGACCACCGATCTCAGCCACATATTTAAGCTGCGACAGAGCTTCAACAGATACACCGACCCGCTGCGAGAACTTCAAAAGATTGTCAGAACCTGTGGCCAGGCTTTGAAACGCCATCGCACCAGCCGCACCAGCCAGCGCATTTCTCAACGAAAAGACTGATTTTGTTAATGATCCGACCCGGCTCTTAACTGACCGAAAAGCCTGAGCTGTTTTGTCAACAGCGCGGATATCAAACTGGACGTTTCTTGCCATTCTGTGCCTCGGCCACTATTTGCAGATAAGCGATCCAGCCTGAGAATTCACTGGCTGACATCAGCTGAACCTCAGCCAATGTCTTTCCTAATCTGTCAGCGAGCGCGTATTGCGCGAACAGGTCAGGATCGCTCCTCAGTTTTTTTCCTGATCCTCTACATCAGCACCAGTGAGAATGAACGCTCCCAGCCTGGCGACAATATCAGCATCGGCCTTTTCGACCAGTGCCTTTTTATCTTCCAAACTGAACAGCTTGTCGCCATTCTCGTCCAGTGCCTTATAGATGATCGCATAGGCGAACAACAGCAAATCGTTGTCCTGAGCCATTTTGTACAGCTTGGCCTTTTCCTGGAGAGTCAAGGCTTTGCAAAATACTTGTAATGGCTGACCGTCCTCGCCCCACTCTGGGATCGCAATGCTGCGCTCCTCGAGTGCCTCAAAATGAGCTTTCGCTCGGTCAATCGCTTTCATAAATCATCAAGCCGTTGCAGAAGTTAGAGCACCTGATCCAGTGAATGAGAATGAAATTTCAACCATCCCATCCATCGCAGCTGTCGAGCTGACTTCCGTCACAATCGCTGATCCTGAGTAGTAAGTGTCACCAGAATCTGCACCTTCGGGATAAAAAGCAAGAGTGATTTCAGCTCCAGCAGTTAATGCTGTTTGAGCTGTGTCAGCTTCATCCCACCAAGCCTCAGCTGATCCGCTGAAAGTTGTCAGACCTGGCTTGTATGTGCGAGCAGTGTCGCCCATGACAGAATCCTCGATCACCTCTCCCGATACACTATATGACCAGGTGCGGAGCTCTCCCAAAGTATCAGAGCCGATCTTAACCAGCCCGTCTTTTCCTACATGATTCGCCATTTTCAGTCTCCTTTAGATGGCAGTTTCAACATCATTCTCGGCCACCCGATAGATAGCTCTGAATGTTAGTCTGGCAGCACCAGTGACTTTTTCACCTTCACCGCCATCCAAATCAATATCTGTCCTGGTTAAGTATATATCCTTTACCAGTGCATCGACACCCGAATCAGCAGCCAGTGCTTCCTCGATCTCGAGCGCGATCTGATCCAGGGAATTGTCCACTGTGGTCGTTCCCTGGGCATACGCTTCCACGATCACATCGAGAGAGCGCATCAATGTCCTGTTCGAGCCCATGATCTCGAGCTCGGCATCTTCCGCTGCTGTGTAAATACAGAGACCAGGTAGTTTCGCAGATGCCAGCGGATACACCCTGGTCGCGAAAACATTCGATCCTGTGGTCGTCAAACCTGTGAGAGCTGTCACCACAGCATCTCTGATCTGTTTGCGAACGTGTGCCATTACTGG